GGTGATAACTTAGTATTTGTTGTTGATAATTCTAAAATAGTCCATAGAGATTTTTGTCCTGACATCTCATTGGTTTCATTAATTTGACTTGCTACCATTTGAGGAGCAGTAAAGAATATATTATCATTACCAACAACAGCAAGTCGATTTGCGTTTGATGTTAAACTAAATTCTGATTCTGAACCGTGTATAGATTTACCAGATGTTGTTCTTATGTAGTGATTAATATTTGTACCTGGAACCTGTAATGTTTGTAAACCACCTAAGTTTATAACGTCAAATGTTCTATTTTGTGTAGCTGTTACAGCAGCACCTCCAACATCACCTGTAGCAGTAGCAGTTCCAGATGTTGTAATATCATAACTATCTAGTGTTACGTTTGAAATACTTGTGTAAGTTCCATTAATATCACTATGAGCAATACCGTTATATGTTCCACTAGCAATTCCAGCAATAGTTACATTGTTATCTGTTCCGTGTAATCCGTGATTTGGATGGAAAACTCTAATCACACCAGAACCATTTGTTGTTCTTAATGGATTATTTTTAAGTGTTCGACTACCTAGTGTGTCGTTTGTAAATGTAACTGTTCCTGTAACGTTACTAAATTCAGCACGTTTCAGTTTAAATTTCATATCTTCGTTTTGTTCAGCAGACCAAGTAGAACCGTTTTGTGATTTAAATAAAACACCAGCATATGGTTGTGCTGATATTGTTCTATCTGATTCTAAATTTGTTTCACCTAATCTTGCCACATAAGCATTATAGTTTGTAGAGTTTGCCAACACAACAAAAGAATATTCAATGTTATCTTGTATATAAACAGGACTTGGGAATGTAAATGTTGTTGCTGTTGATGAGTCTGTACTTATGTTAACTTCACTAGGATTTAATGAAACTTCACTAAAAGGTAAAATCTTTTGTCCTGGATAACCGTTTACAGTATCTCTAATTTGTACAGTGATAGGAACATTATCATCTTTTGTACTAAAGTATAAATCAATAGATGTTAAGAATACACCACCTTCATCATCAATTAAGAATGTTTGAGCAAGAGGATCGTGGTAACCTACTTGTCTATCTTCAGTTCTAGTAGATGTTCTTGTAATTGTTTGAGATTCTGTAACTGTTCTCATCTCAACTCTAAATTCTCTACTTGAAATAATAGTTTCTTGTACAGTTTCAATTAAACCTCTTGCCAAGTATTCAGCATTAGCAGCCGTTTCAACATTAGCATTTGTTAAATTGTTTGTAGATGAACTTGTTAATCTGAATAATCTTTGACCTGTTCTCCATCTCGGATTTCCGTCAACTTTTGGATCAGGTATAGCAAATGTACCAGATACAGCACCGTTAGCGTCTGTTACTAAATTACCACCAAGTGAACCACCTGAAGGCGTTACATAACTTGTAACAGCAATATCATCAAAGAATGGATAAACTCTTGTATTTGGTTTTAATCTTGTAGCACTAAATGTTACTGTTCGACTTCTAATAAATGGAACAAAAGCAACTGATATAACTCTATCACCGATATTTGTTCTTACTGTTTCAGGTATCGCAACAGCTCTAATTCCTGATCTTGTTTGTGAAACTTGTTGTGCGGTAGTAACTTCTTCTCTTTGTATAACTCTCCAACCGTGACCACCTCTTACTTCGTATCTACCTGTGTTTCTTCTTTGAGTTACAGTTGGTCGACCAGTCCAAGTATCTTGCCATTCATTCCATACAGTTGATAAAGGAAACTCAGAAACTTGTCCAGAATTACCTGTTTGTTTAACTAAGTTATCCCAACTACCATTTGGATTGTTGATAACTAATTCAGGTGCTCTTTCTGTTTCTTTCCATTCATCACTCGCAGGTGTTAAATCTATAGTACCTATCCAAGTAAATACGCCAAATGGGTTAACATTAATTGCCTTACTAGCATATGGTTGATCTATTAATGTTTCTTCAGTGTAAGGTAAAGTAATAATGTCGCCTGTTTTTTGATAATTAGCGGCTGTTCTATCAGCGTCTGTAATAACCGTACCGTCATCATCACTTTCAATTAATTGTACAGCATCTTCATAAAAAGATGGACGTATTTCACCTTTAGCGTAATCAATTGAAACTTTGTAATCATTATTTCCTACATCACCAATATTGTGACCTGTAAAGTTATCAACAACAAATCCGTTTTTAAATCTATCAAAGCCATCAGCATCTTGTATTTGTAAATTTTGTGCCTGTGTTTCTAATAAAGATAATTGAGTATAGTATTCAACATTTTCTATTCTTTGTTCTAACTTACCAATATCTCTCATTGTATATCTTCTATTATCTTCTACTTCAATACCAACTTCAGATGTATCTAAAGTATAACTTGGTATGAATAAAGTGTATAGAAGCATAGCGTTATCTAATTCGCCAGGAACTTGTGGAGATAATGAACTTGCGCCTTTAAGAACTTTAAAGTTTCCGTCTTTATCTAAATAAATTTTGTCTATTCTTGGTAAATAGTATTCAAAGTCAGTTGATATATCTGAACTAAACTCTACAGGATCAACTGTAGAAGCACCTGTACCATCAAATGATCTATCTTGTGAACCAGAATTAATTGTTGAAGCATCATCAACTCTTGGTCTGAAATCTAAACTATCTCTTAATTCATATCTTACACCTGTTGTAGTAGAAGTATAAGCAGGAATATCTTCGTAATTAATAACACCTGAATATGAATCTACATCAAAGTAATCTCCAGAACCGTGTGAGAAGTAATCAAAATCTACAAGTAATCTTCCTGTAGGAGTAACTTCACCATCTTTTAATACTAATCTTCCTATGTCATAGAAGTTATCTCTCATACCTGTATCTAAATCAAATCTATCAGAAATATCTGTATCACTTACAGTAGCAGCCGTACTAAAGTCAGCAGACATATAAACAGCATTGATAGCATACACATCAGCTTTTCCTAAACCGATTGTACCACTTTCAATTGTAGTTTGTGATGAAATCGCAACTGTAGAACTACTATTTAAAGTTTTTGTTTTAGAACCAGCAACAGCACGTGAAACTGTAGCAAGAATTTTTACTTTATGACCTTGATAATCAGCACCAAAATCTAATGTTAAAGTTTTACCTGTTGGAGAACCACCTAATACAAAGATAGGGTCACCCTCGTGGTTGTTACCTGTTAAACTTAATACATCACCAACAGCACCTGAAGTACCAGCACCAGTTGTCATAATCGAAACTGAGAAATCTTTTTCTGATAAAGCACTAAATGTTTCGTTAGTACCAGCAGTAATTGTTACATCACCGTTAGATGATAAAGTACCTGTAAAGTGTCTTCTTACAGTAAAGTTTGTATCTGTAATACCAGAATTATTTGTTGTCTTTAAAGTTTTAATTGTTTGATAAGGTAATTTAAAGACTGAAATATTTTTATTTGCGTCTTGTAAAATTGATCTTCTTCGTGTAGCAATTGTTTTTGTAGAAGCAGCAGCTGTTACACTTGACAAAGTTAAACTTGTATTTGAAATAATAGCTTCTACTAATTTAGTTTCTGTATTACCACTATCGTTTGTAAATGAAATTGAATCACCAATTTCTAATTCGTCTGTAAATCTTGTACCAATACCTGTAACACTAGCACTACCTGATCCTACATCTAAAGAACCTGTCAGTGTAACGTTACTACCATAAGTAGTATCTAATGCCGTATCAGCAGTATAAGTTGGTGAACCCGCCATACCAACTTGTTTAATATTTGGTGGATCAAAATCTTGTACACCAGCAAATCCTACAGCATCACTTTGAATAGTTGCTGTATTTGATGATGTGCCACCTGTAATTGTTTCACCAGCACTAAATGTGCCTTGTACAGCAGATACGACAACAACACCGTGTCTAACTACACCACCTGAAGTATAAGCAGTTACGTTAGTAGCAGTTGTTCCATCTGAATTGTATAATTCAAAAGTATTTGTCGCAGGATTTCTAACTGTAAAGACAGTTGAGTCTGTGATCGCAGATGAGTCAACTGTAAATCCAGCATTTTCTACTGTAATTTGTTGACCTTCTTTAAAGTTGTGACCTGTAGCAGTTACAACTGAAACTTGACCAGGATTATCTGTATTTGTGATTGCTGAAATAGCAACTGATTCAGTTGATGAAATTGATTGTACAACACCAGTAGCACCTGAAGTAGAACCTGTAACAACTTCGCCTGTTGTAAATGATTGATCTGTTAAAATATTTAAGTGTGTAAACATAACAATATCAAAAAGATAATGTTTGTAAATCGCACTTGTTAAACTTGAACTCGCAAATATATTTGATGTAGCTGTACCAGAAACATATTCAAAACCTCTGGATTTAGCACGACCAATTTGTCTTACAGTTGAACCTGAATTTGTTTGTTCACTACCACGTGAACTTGTAGCCGTATCATATAAATTAACTGATTTAAATGCCTCAACATCACCAGAAACAAATCCAACATCTGGAGAACCGTAAATATTTGTTACGTGTAAATAGTTTCCTAAATCAAATCTTGTATTAAAATTGTTTTGTGTATCAAAATCTCTAGCTTTATCAATATCAACATATGTTGTTCCAATTTTTTCTATTTCATAACCACCAACATATGCTTTACCTGGTGACATACCAATCGCAAGTTTAGATTCAACACCACCATTACCTGAAGTATAGATACCTCTATTATTACCAGAACTTAAATGTTCTCTAACATCTATTTCAAATCTTCTTACAGCATAGTTACCACTTTCGTCAAATGTTCTTCTTGCTAAAGTATCTTCTAAAATAGAATATTGAGTTGTACGAACTTGATTTTGTAAAACACCGTTACTTAATCTCATTAACTCATAAAAGTTTGAGTCTTCCGTAGATGTTAATGTTTTCTTAGCTAATGTTAAATCTATTTTAAATCTATGAGCACCTGGAGCATTAACGTTTGATGAACCAGCGGCATTATCGTTTAAAGTTGCGTCATCATTTGGAGTTTCAAATGATTCAGTAATAGTAACACCAACACGATAACTTGGTGTGTTTGTATATTTGTCTAAGATTAAAACTTGATTAGAAACTTGTACGTGAAAACCATTGATATAATAAACACCTTGTTGTATTTCAGCAGCAGAACCTGTGGCAGTTGTATCTACTGTTGCCGTAGCAGCAGCTTCAGCAATTGTACAATTTAAAGTTTCACCATCTGTAAAAGCAGTTTCAGTGTTAGCAGTACCAGAGTCTAAGTATTTTACAAATAAAGTATCTGGATCAGTACCGTCAGTAGCAACAGCATTTACACATAATGCCTTTACACCAGATGTTACACCTGTTAATTCTACACCAATGTAAGATGAAATTGTTGAAACAGATTTTGCCGAAAGTTTAACAGCATAGTAATTTAAATCATACCCGATTTCACCAGGTATAACCATAGCTCCTTTTTCAAAGATATGGTCAGATACTCTTTCAATCTGATTTTGTAAAATCGTTTGTGATTGTGTTAATTCTCTCGCCTGTACAGCAAATGACGGTCTAAAAAGAACTCGATGGAACTTCTTTGACTCTGTATAGTCATCATAATAAGGCGAAAGATTAAAGTCTGTTGGACTTGGCATTTATCTTTCCTTTAAAACTCAATTATTAATTTAACATTTTCTGTCTGATCGGAAGCTCTTGTGATAGGTGCTCTATTTTCTACATAAATCACATCACCAGTATCTTTATCAATTTCAGAACCAGCATAACCTGTTGTAAATGATACACTATCAACAGTTGTTGTTGAACTTGACGGTGTAGCAGTGACACTTGAACTTTGTCCTGTAATTGTATTTGTTCCAGAAAATGCCGTTAAATCTCCGTTACTGTCAACACCTTCATCATTAAATCTAGTTTGAACGTAATAAAGAATGTTGTTTGAACTATCCCATTCAACAACTTTACCAACAGCACCTGTAGTAGCTTGATTGATTTCTTCATCTACTGTAAATGAACCTGATGGAGAAGTTACTAAAACAGCTTTTGTTCCTCTTAGTGTAGTTGCTGAAGCAGCAGAACCTGAAGCATCAGGATCTCTAATTAAAGCAACTCGTCTAAAATCATTAGCAGTTGTAAAGTCACCAGAGTTTGCTGATTCACTTGCCTCAAAGTTTGTGTTTAACATAATGTAATAGCCACCTAATTCTTTGACAGCATTAAATCCGTGACCACCTTTTGGCTCAATAATACAATCTAATTCAGCACCTGAACCTCCGCCAGCTGAATTTGTTCCTGCGTTAATATCAGCAACAGTAATGTAACCAAAAGTATAACCTGAACCAGCAGCTGTGACTGTAACTGAATCAATAGCACCACCAGAAATTTCTACTGAAACAGTTCCTGAAGAACCATCACCTCTAATAGGTATAGCAGAAATTGTTGTGCCTGAAGTTGTTGTAAAACCTGTACCAGCAGTTTTAATTTTTACAATGTTGATTGCGCCGTCTGTAGCAGCAGATGAAACTGTACCATCAGTTGCCACTGCCATAAAATCTGTTGATAAAAAATTTGTTTGTTGAGCAGCAGACAAAGTGTACATATATTTCCACTTGTATCCGTCACCTGTTGTTAAGATAGATGTAGATGTACCAGTTGGTTTAACTGTAGAAGTAGCGTCACTATTGTTATCTAAACATTTGTAAACGTTATTGTCTTCGGTTAATACATAAAAAGTAGCATCCCATATTGTAGAAGCACCACTATTTGCTGTTTGAGTTGTAGTAGTACCTGTAATTCTGTTTCCGTAATCGTGTCTGTAGTAATCGTAAACTGTACCTGTAGTCCAATTTCTTCTTGGAATGACGTATGATACGTCTGAACTTGTAACTCTTTTAGCAGCTAATAAGTCATCAAAGTAATAAAACTCATCTTTAACTGAATCAACTGGAGTAAGAGGAGAAGTATCAGAACCTTCGTTTTCAGTACGACTATCACCTCTAGTTGAAGTGGTATACGCCTGAGGTCTACCAATTCCTAGATAGTACACATTGGGTGAAGCCTCAGAAAATGATTCTGAAAACTGTTCAGCATTGTGTATTCTAAATTTGTTTGTTATAATTGCTGGCATAATTCTTTATTCCTCTTATTATTTATACTCAATTTTAAACATTAGTTTTGAAACTTATATCTTATTAGTACGATTCCTTTACCTCCGGCACCACCAGCTTGAGGACCACCGGCACCACCGCCGCCTCCACTACCTGTATTAGCAACACCTGAACCTCCAACACCTGAGACTGAACCAGCTCCTCCACCGCCTAGACCTCCAGAACTATTTGATGCCACAGGAGCAGAAGATCCTCCACCTCCACCACCAGCAAAATATCCATTTTGAGGGCCTGGAGCAGTATAAAATGGTTGAGGAGCAGCTCCAAATATGCCTTCTACAGTGTTTCCGTCTCCACCATCACACGCTGCTACTGGAGAAGGAGTAGCTGAAGCTCCAACGGAAGAATGACCTCCACCTCCGCCACCTGTTTGATAAGGTACACCTGAACCAGGTCCTCCGCCATCACCGCCATTATTTCCTTGGGATGGACTTACAGGAGGCGTGTTTCCTGAGCCGCCGTTTCCGTTATTTGTTCCTCCGCCACCGCCTGAACCGCCTGTCTGAGCATTTATTCCTGGACCGGCATTTAAACCTGAACCTCCGCCACCACCTCCAGTAGAAGTGATTGTAGAAAAAACTGAATTTGAACCTGATGTACCCGTAGCTCCAGAACAAGAAGTAGATGGAGCTGGTTGTCCAGCACCTCCTCCTCCTACTGTAACAGGATATGTTGTAGCAGAAACAGGTAGTCCTCCTGGAGATGTGTAAGGAGAAACTGGAGCTGGTATACAACTTACAGCACCTAATCTCATACCTCCGGCACCACCGCCTCCTCCGTTAGAATTACCTCCTCCAGCGCCACCAGCAATTACAAGATAATCAACCGAATTTGAACCACCAGCATTACCAGAACACGAAACAACAAAACAACCATCACCCGTAAAACTATGAATTTTGTAATCACCTGATGTTGATACTGTACCACCTGTAGCAGTAACATAAGAAGGACCATAATCTGTAGCATCATCAAAGATTGCTTTCCAACCTCTTGTTGAGTCTATATACACAAATCTTATACTTAATTTATTTGTAGCAAGTGTGGCATCACCAGCACTACCATCTATATTACTTCCGTTTCTTCCAACTGTAACATTGTTTGTTCCAAAAGTACCAGCATAGTCAACGATTGTAACTTCATCGCCTTGTGTTGGTGTGGCTGGTAATGTAACTGTGTGAGTGTCACTTGTTGTGTCAATAAAATAACCTTCTCCGGCAACTGCTGTATTTGAACTACCAGCGGCAGTAATAACTGATTGCCAGTCTGTACCAGCAACAATATCACCACTAGCTCCTAGTGAAATTGATGTGCCATTAATTGTAATACTTGAATTTGCTAATTTATCATTAGCAATTGAACCTGCTAAATGAACATTATCTACAGATCCGTCTGTAATATGTTCTGAATTGATTGCGTCATCAGCAATCTTTGTGCCATCAATAGCATCAGCGGCTATTTTAGCAGTTGTTACATTTGAATCTGCTATTTTAGCAGTTGTTACATTTGAATCTGCTATTTTAGCAGTTGTAATTGTACCGTCACCAACATCAGCAGCTACGACAGCGCCAGGAGCAATTTTATCACTTGTAATAGCGTTGTCAGCAATCTTACTTGTGGTTACAGCACTATCCGTAATATTTGATTCTTTAATTTTATTTGCCATTTGTCTTAAAACTCCTTAATCGTAATAGCGTCGGCAGCAGCGGGTGCTGTGCCAAATGTTAGTGTTGTACCTGAAACTGTGTAATCAGTCGTTGGTCTTTGTAAAACCCCATTTAAAAACACCATAATACTATCTACATCATTATTTATATTAGTTAAAGTAAAGGCTTGTGTAGAACCATCACCTGTAGCATTTGTTGTTGTGGGTTTAAGTGCCAAAGTACCAGCAACAGCAGGTACTACAACTGTAACACTTCCACCACCATAATTAGCGTGTGGAGAAGCTTGTATTTGTGTATAATGAGCGTTTGATGATTCACAATATAATTTTACTTGTGATTCTGAACCGTCATTTTTTAAGTCAATAATACCAGATTGTAAAGTAATTCTATCATTACCGCCAATCTTAATATCTATTTGATCGTCTGTATCAGCAGTGATACTTGTATCAGCATCAGCATCTAAAATTAATTCACTAGCATTTAAATCTAAACTAGTAGCAACAATAGCAGATGTTAATGTCTTATTTGTAAGAGTATCAGTAGTATCTCTGGCAACAACTGTATCTGTCGCATTTGGAAAAGTTAAACTATATAAGTCTGAACCGTCACCTAATTTGTTATAGATTTCATTAAAATTATCGTTTGCTATATCACCACCGGCACGTATTGTACTACCTGTACCGTCGTCAGCAACTGTTCCGATATTAATTGTTTGTTTTGCCATTGTACTCTCTTAAATCTTTCTAATATTTATACATTTATTTTAAAATGTTTTGTCAAAAGTCAAAGTTGTATCATCAAAAGTAGATGATGTTCTATCGAATGTCAAGCCAGGTAATGTAGCTTTAATTTCTGTCGGCCAAGATATATAAGTTTTTAAACTATCATTATTATAATCATCTAATTGAAATACCTCACCATCTAAAGATGTATCGTTAATACCTATAAATCTATGATCTGCCCAATTAATCATTTTCATAGGTGAAATCATTGTTGTCGTACCAGGACCACTTGCCGTAAAAGCAGTTGTTCTAGCATTTGTATGTGAACCACTAAACATATTATTTGTGCCAAATGGATTATCATATATGTCTAAAGTTTTCATTCTTGGACCAGCATATGCGTGACCAAACTTATATTCTGAACCACGAATTGTTTGACGTACAATCATTGGGAAAGATATTTTCATCTTTCTTGTAAGTGTTACATCTCTTGTATTGGCAGTAAATAAATCTGGTGTAGATGTAGCATCAAAATCAGGATTAACACCAATTTCAGGTGTTGCTCTTAGTGTCGTGCCATCATCTTCGGTACCTAATCTTCTTCCAAAAATTGTAGAGAATAATGTTCCAATAATTAACGCAGGACCTTCAAAATCAATTCCTGTATTAATACCTGTTATACTTTGTAACTGAGCATTAACTTGTGTTTCAATGTTAACTTGTCCTGTAAAATAAAAACCAGCAGAGTGAAGTGTTTTCTTAAATGAATCTCTCCAGTCATTAATTGTACGACCAACTTTAATAACATAAGAAAAGTCCTGATAGTATAAACTATCTTGTATTCTCATTGTGTTTTCTGAAACGTGACCGTCTTCATTTAAAAATACACCAGCAGTATCAGCAGTTGCGTTGACAGTTGCCGTTGCTGTTGATTGATCGGATTTAGCAACTGTAGCTGTAGCACCACCTGTGCCAGATATTTCTGTGTCTTCAGCAAAAGTGCCTGTAGCATCTTTAACTTTTAGTAAACCTGTTGATGATGAATACGATACAACGGTAGCAGTAATAACTGTAGAACTTGAGTCTAAACCTGTTACAGTTTCATCTGCTGAAAAACTACCAGATAAACTTTTAATTAATAGATAAGCAGGTAATGTAAGTGTAGGAGGTGTTGGCGACTGTTCGTATTCAGCACCTGATTCAACAATCTTTAATGATTGTACTCTACCTATTTCACTACCATAAGCAAAAACAGAAGCACTTGAACCACCACTATCAGTTGAAACAGCAACAGTAGGTAATGAAACATAATTAGAACCACTTTTTATAATTCTAATATCTGTAATGTCACCTGATCCTGTGCCACTCTCTTGTACAACTTTATTTCCTGTGTATGTGTCACCTCTTACAGTTTCATCTTCTAATACAATATGGTCATCAACACTTGAAGTTGATTCTTCTTGTGTAAAACCTCCATTGACAACAGAAACTTTAGCATCAGCATTTCCGCCACCTGTGTTTGTATTTGTAAATATTATATCATCTCCGATGGCATATCCTGAACCAGCATTATCTATTACAAATTCTGTAATACCACCTCTACCAACACCATCTACTTGAATAATAGCTCCGTTACCGCCACCTGTAATTGTGATAGCATCTGTAGAAACATAATTTGATCCATCATTTGTTATGGATGTTGTTGAAGGTATACCTGTAATTGTAGTTTTAATAAAAACATCATCATCATCTGTTTGTGTGCCTCTTATAACTTCACTTGTTTGAAACGTTCCTGTAATAGTATCT